CCTACTAAGGTTGTTACGAAGCTGGCCAAATATTATTTTGTACCGCGGATTGCAGGGCAACCTGGTTTGTGTGGTTCACCTTATATTGGTCTAGCGGGTTCAATTACAGGCAAGTTGTTGGGAATACACGTGGCTGGTAGAGGGACATCAGAAGTTATGGTAGCCGTACTCTTAGCAGGAGACGTAGCAACTGAAGTCGAAATGACTGACTACTTTGGTAATGTTCCAACTATAAGTCTCAGCGATGGACACCAGATAAATGATATTGAAGAGATATCAACGCCTGCTCAGTCTCACGGTATATCTTTGCAGCCCTTGAGCACCAAATTACAGGGTATGATCAATATTGGTACCTGTAAAGAAATTACCAAGCAAAGTCCGCACTCAGTTTATAGAGAAACAGGATTGAAAGAGATATCTATTCCCAACCTAGTTGAACCAGCCGTCTTGAGTAAGATGGTGGAGGTTGACGGAGAATATTGTGATAATTTGGCACGTAATGTCAAGCATCATAGGTCAAGCCCGCACAAGACCAGTGAAGCTTTGATGAAGTTTAAAGACAATGTTGTCCCTATAGTAAAGGGTATGAGCAAGGTGGACGTCAATTATACACCTGTAAGGCGAGATTACAATGATGCCATATATGGTGATGACGTTGATATGTGTGCCCTTGACGTGAAAACCTCACCAGGTTATGGGTTTGTTCGAGGAAAAACGAGATTTTCGAGGCTCAAATTGTTTAGGACGCGAGAAGAAGGTCCACATCCCTTTCTTCTCAGAGCGCTAACTATTATAATATTAGCGGCGTTTAAATTGATGATGGTAGCTCAGAGAGTTGTTGTTTATGCCAAGGACGAACTCAGAGACAAACCGAGGGTGCAACTGAAGAAGACACGAGCGTTCTTTCTGGGTCAGTTGCCTCACTTGGTTTGGAGCAAGATGGTCGTAGGCGATCTTGTCATTAAGTTAAAGAAGATGTGGAAAACTTCGACAGTAGCTATAGGAGTCTGCCCCACTAGTTTCGAATGGGGTCATCTCTATGGTGTTGTTTCGAGGTTTGGAGTTGATAATGGTATCGCTGGAGATTATTCTGGATACGATACCACTATTAGGTCCGAGTTTTGGTGGCCGTTATTTCTGTACTTCAACGCATATTATAAATATGATAAAGGAGACAAGTATTACAATGAGCTCATGGTTT